GACCGACTTTGCGGATGCAAATTTCGAGTCGAAGATGAAGAATTACGACACCGACACTGCCGCCTACAAGAAATACCAAGAAGATTATGGCAGCCGCTTGGCTGGGGCTTCTATCTACGACATGCCCCAGTTCCAGCCAAAAGCAACTGCCACGACAGTTGCGAAAGTGCCGCCGACGGCTTTGACCAACCCTATCTACACAACAAACCCGGCGTATTACAAAGACCTCGTCACAGACAGGTATAAGACTATTTTGAATACCGCACAGCCAGACGTAAAAGGTCTGGCCTACTGGAGCCAGCAGCTGGCCTCTGGGGCAATCAGCCCGAGCCAGTTTGATGCTGCCCTCTTGGATGCGTCAAAGGTGAAGACTGACACGACGACCGGGACCACAACTGGCACGACGACTGGTACGAACACTGGTACGACGACTGGTACGAACACTGGAACCACGACCGGCACGAACACCGGAATCACGACTGGTGGTGGTCTGAACGACATTGCCAAAATGTACACACCAGTTGATGGCTATTACGGTCGATACCAAGATCAGTCAGGGAGTCAGTACACTCGCGACCCTGATACCGGCCAGTATAATCCCTACACCGATGGCGGCGTAGAGTTCTCCCATGGCGGGTCTGTCAAAGGATATTCCAGAGGCGGCCCTGAGAACAGGCAGTCAATTGGTGACCAAGGTGGTCTTTTGACCCTTGCGGACATCTATGGTTTGGAGAACCCGACGGATCTTCCATACATTGAGATGCCTGTTCAGGTTGCTCAGGCGCCGACTGCTGTAGTTAGCGATGCGCCGAAAGCTGCAGCTCGTGCAGAGCCGATTCGTCCGACGGTTGTATCTCCGCCCGATGATGGCCCTCAGATGAGTGCAGAACAAATCCTTGAAAATATGAACCGCAGAAATGCGGTCACCACAGCTCAGCCTCCTGCTCAAACAGGCTCGCCTGCCCCTGATGCTGCAGGCGAAGGTGCTGGTGCAGGTGCTGGTGCAGTTGCAGGTAGGCGTGGACTTCCAAGTCGCGAGTACATGGAGGAGCTCTACAGAAACTACGCTGGACCCCGAGCGGATTATACCAGCAGGATCCAAGCAGCAAGCGAGAAGTCGCGTGCTGACACTGAGGCTTTCCGGGCTCTTCTTGAGAAATCAATGGTTAGCGAAAAGGAAAACGCACCGTCTAAAGCCGAGATGTATTTCCGGTTGGCGGCTGCATTTGGTGCTCCGAGCAGGACCGGTAACATCTTTGAGAACGTCTCAATGGCGGCAAAAGAGCTTGGCGAGTTCTCAAAGGATACGACCGCAGCCAAGCGCGCGGCCAGAGCTCGCAACCTTGAGCTGATGATGAAGGGTCAAGATCTGACGATGCGCACCTCGAAAGAGGAGCTTGATAGGTTGAGCGGGCAGGCCGCAGAGGAGAATAAAGACCGTCGTCAGTTCTTTAAAGACACGATCAACCAATATATTCGTTCTGGCGAACCCCAGTCTGCTGCTGGCAAGCAGTCAACGGACGAAGGTTTTATTCCGGGAACCGCGGAACATGCGGCGCGGACTAAAGAGATCGGACAGACTTCTGTTGACGCAGCAATGGCGCGATTGAACGCATCAATGGAACAGAAAAAAGCAGCTCAGGACGCCAGAGAAAAGACACTTTCCTTGGCGCAGCAAAGGCTTGACGCCCAACAAGCAGCAAGAAAGCAAGCTGACGAAACCCTGTCCGTCCCAGAAACAAAAATGAAACTTGAATCTGAGGACAAGATAAGCACACTTGAACAAGCCCAGAGAGACCTCGACACCGCCTTTAGGGTTACTGACAAAGCGTTTGACGCTTCGTTGCCCAGCCGTCTGCAGCGAACGATTCTTGAAAACACTATGCCAAAAGATAAGAAAGTAGAAGCAAGTGAGCTGTTAGAGCAGGCCTTAAAGAGCAATACTATTTCTTCTGCTGCAGATAAGATGAAGGGTGTCTTGTCAGACACCGACATTAAATTGCTTCTGAGTATCCAAGGTCTCGGGGCTAAGAGCATGGCCGCTCGTAAAGAAATCATAATGCAAGGCGCAGAGGCTTTGCAGAGAGGCATTGAGAAGGAACGGCAGCGTCTTGCTGACATTGCGTCTGGCAAGTATCGCCAGAAGACAAAAGAAGAGCCGAAGCCCGAAGGAGGCGAATGATGGTTGATGTACCCCGCAGCATCATCGACAGGATGGACGAAGCTCGTGTGCGTCGTGAGATGACCGAGAACCTTCCTCCTCCGAGCATACCGGCAGGATTAGCTCGGGCGTTTTTGGGCCAAGGCCTTGGCATGGGAACGGGTGACGAAGCAGAGGCTTTTGCTAGGGCGCAAAGGGGTGAAGGCACCTACGAAGATCTGCAAAAAAGCATCAGCAAAGAATACGGTCGCTTTGCAGATCGGTATCCATTTACGTCTGGCGCTGCAGAATTTGCTGGCGGTATGGTGCCAACTGCCCTTGCGATCTTGGCAGCCCCTGCAACCGGAGGCGCAACAGCGCCAGCAGCTGCGGCAGCTGGTGCCAGGTCTTTGGGCGCTCTCTCCCGCTTTGCAGGATCCAATCCATATGTGCGCTCTATGGGAGTGGGTGCTGGACAGGGCTTGATCACGGGTGCAGGAACAGCTGAGCAAGACGAAAGGCTTTCTGGGGCTATCGGCGGAACGATGTTGGGAACTGCCGTTGGCGCAGGTGTTCCAGTTATAGCTCGTGGTGCTCGCTCTGGGCTTGGCTATCTGAGGGAGCGTATCCTTCCCAGTGAGAAGTTTATTGAAAACCGTGCTCTGGGAAAAATATCCGGTACCCTTAAATCGGACGATATGGAGCCCCAAGATATATATCAAAAGATGTACGAATATGAGCAGAAGGGTTTCCCTTCAATGGCTTCTAATACTGGCGAGAAGCTAACTGACTTGGCAGATTTTGTCGCGCAGAAGTCCGGCTCTGCCGCTAAAATTATGCAGGAACCCTTAGAGCGACAAATTACGGGGTCTCGTGATCGTGTCATGGGCCAAGTCAGAGAAACCATGGGCACCAGAGGCGATTACTTCGGGCAAAATGATAGATTAGCAGATGATCTTAGGACAAAAGCTAAGCCATATTATGATGCGGCTTATGCTTACGGCGAAGTAAAAGACCCTGAAGTGTTGAAATATATGGAGCGTCCGCAATTTAAAGACGCTTTGGCTTTGTATGAAAAATCTCTGGAGGCTAAAGGTTTAAAATTGCCAACGGTTCCTGTACTTGATGCTTCTGGTAAGAAGATAGGAGAACGGGTTGCCCCAACAGTTGAAATTTTAGACCAAGTTAAAAGAAACCTGGACGACTTAATCGATAAGCAAACCGACTCTATTACTAAGAAAAGAACAACTCTTGGTGATTCCTACGTAGAAGAGAAGAATTCCTTTTTAGAAGCGTTCGACAAATCCGTCCCAGACTATAAGGAGGCGCGCAAAATTTTTGGAGGTTATGCAGAGGTCAAAGAGGCTCTGAATAGTGGGATGACAGAATTCGGCAAGATGAAGCCCGAGTTAATTACAAGAACTTTGGCGGATATGGGCAGCGAAGCCGAAAGAGAGGCTTTTAGAACCGGCGCTGATCGCTACCTCCAAAGCTACGTTATGAGCACAAGCTCAGATGCCAACTTTGCAAAGAGGATTATTAATTCTCCAGAGATGGCAGCTAGGATGCAAGCAATATCTGATAGCCCTCAGAAGTTTGATCTTTTCAAGTCGGCTCTTGAATTGGAGAGTAAGCTGGTCGATGAAGCAGCGAGAAGCCTCAAAGGCATTCAAGCCCAACGCGGGAATAGGTTGAACGCACAATTTGGTGAAGATTCAAATTTTCGTGACGTTGCCATCAATGTGGCGACTGGCGGAGGCTTCATCAACTCTCTCTCGTCAATGGCAGGCAGACTCAGCCGAAGTGCGATCATCACCGACGACGTAGCAGCAAAAATATCCAAGATGCTATCTTCCGAAAGCCCTCGCGAAGTGGCGGCTGCGGTAAAACTTATTGAGGACTTTGACGCACGCCAGGCGGTGAAGGCGCAGAGGTTCGGCGCTGCTGAAACGGGTACAGTAGGAGGCACGACTGTCGCGTTGCCTTCGGCTCCTCAACCAGACGATCTTTCGCTAGAAGAATCCCTGAAGGGAAGAGCAGGTAAACCTGCAGAAGGTCCAAGCCTTGAAGAAGCTCTCAAGCAGAGAAAAGAGCAGCGGGAAAAGAATAAGTAATGCAATTGAGTAAAGGGGTCTGGCGCAAGCCAGACCTTCTCATTCAGCAATGCCGTGCTCCTGCAAGATCAGCTTTGACTTTCCATCGTGCGTTCGGTTTATCGCCACGAACTTGATCCCAAGCTTTGACGCCCTGGTATGCACGGCCTTGTAGCTCAGGTCCGTGCTGAGCGCCTCTATAGCGTCCTGAATGGTTCCTCCGCTTCGATATATCCGGCGGACCTTGATGATCTGCTCAGGCGTCCATTCAGGCTCTGTCTTCCTCATCTTTCTTTCCTCCCACGTACAAATGAGACGTCCTGCCGCTAGTTTCACAGGTCGGACACTTTGATCCGTTGATTGCTTTGACCACTGCATCTGTGTCAGTCGGCATAGTGCAGACGTCAAAGATCGTATCGCAGCAGCGGCAAATTAGTTGTAGTTTGTCATCGCTCATCTGTTCCCATCCTTCAGCGCATCCGTCGCAGTCTCCCGCATGTGGACCGCCAACCCCCAGATCGTTGTGCGGTCAGGTATCTCAGCGCCGATTGGTGTCTCAGCGATAGAGCGCAGGGCGTATTGTAAGTTCTCGATGTGGTCGACTGCGTCTTTCGTGTCGCCAATGCTGGCGCTTAATCCTGAAGCTAAATCGCGCCGCAAACGCTTCACAAGATCATCAGTCATTTGTCTTCTCCCCTAGTGCTTTGCGGGCGATCTGCCTTAACGCCTCGACCCACATTTGACCTGAGTTTCGTGGGTCTAGTTCTAAGGTTTCAATCTTCCGCAATGCCGCTTGCAATGCTTCGATGCGGTCGGCGGCAGCATCCATCAGATCGTTGTTGCCATCACAATATTCGCGCAGCCGCTTCACAAGATCGTCAGTCATCTTCCGTTTCTCCAACCGTTATTTTTTTTGCAAGCAAAGTTCTTGTAGAGAAAAACCCATCATGCTCGGGGTTATTGCGCATCCACAGCCGCCCATAGTATGCCCGGTAGTTGTTGTTCAACTTGTACTCTTCACCGCGTGTCTCGACGGTCGTAAACCATCTCATCCGTTCAAAGATCGCACCTACTCCAAACCTCCCCCTGTTAGCCAGAGCCGCCTCGGTAGCAAACATGCTGAACAGCAAATAAACCTGCGGGTTGACCTCGTGGAAGTCCCAGAACTGAGCCTCCAGCACGTTTTTTGGTCTGTCAGGTGTTCCAAAATCATTGCTCATCTTTCTGCCCCCATGCCTGTGCGCATGTCCCGCACTCTCTGTAAATCCTCTGCCGCAGCAGGTTGCCGCTAACAGTCATCTCGGTTCCGCAGCTGCATCGCACCCGCCAGATTGCCCGGTGACGCTGCAAGAAGGTTCGTTTGGGATATTCGCGATTGACGACAGTCAATCTGCCGTAAACTTTCCCAAGTTCATCTTTGTACTCGCTCATTTCGATAGCTTAGGGCGGCCAAACGTAATGTTCGCATCGGCCTTGATGTCCTGATTCCTCCAAGACCAGCACTCGCTGTTCTCTTCAAAACAAACCCAAACAAGATCGTACTCTGGCCCGTAGTCGATCAGGACATGGGCAAGCGCCTTGCCGTTAGGCGTAATCACTGGGATTGCAGGATTGAGTTGTAGTAACATCACAAGATCCTTGGCTGGTTCGATTCATTTCGTCTTCATGATTTTTGGTATCTTGCTCACGCACAGGTATAGCTCTTTTGTTTGTTGGTCTTCTCTGCAGTCTAAATAGATTCCGTTCTTGTGGTGCAACTCAGGTGAGACAATGATCGTGCCCTCGGGGTCTTCATAGCAGAACCCGCAAAGCTCATCATCCAGATCAGAACGCCTCACCCATCCGAAAGTGTAATGCCACCCCGAACACCGTACTCTATCCCCCCCTTCCTCTTCGGCCTCTTCTTTCTTGGCCCTACCGACGGCGCGTGATAGCAAAGCGCGTAATGCTCGCAACAGTAGGAGATCTTTTCTTTCGGTGCGCCGCAGTATATCGGGTGATACGGGTCGTCGTTGAGGATGTATCTGCATGACGTGCTCTTCAACTGAAATAGTGTGATGGATCTTTTGCTCTTCTTTTGAGTCGTCGTCTCAAAGATTGATAGGGGCTCGCACCTTGATTGGGGCTCTCTGGCAATCATATGAGGTTTCGCCACAGGCGACGGCCACTCGAACACTTTCTTCCTGATCACCGATGCTCGATTTAATTGTAATCCAGCCATGCGGGCTCTGGTTACTCGCCCTATAACTGCGTTCTTCGTCACACCAAGCTCGTCGCCGATCTGCTTTGCCGTTTTGTTTTTCTCCCACATCCGCAACATCTTTTGCGTTATGAGGTCAAAATCTTCAATTCTTTTCCCCATCCCTACCTCCCAAGTTTTTCCAATACCAAATCAACCGTTAGCCATATAGCTATGGCCGACCAAAGGGACGCCAAGGTGGCGGCGAAAGTCGCCACCACCACAAGTAAAACCATCAGGTATTCCATCATCACCGAAGTGCTCCTGCCCATGACGGCACATTAGATGCCGCTGCCATCCGAATGTATTGTTGCTTGTAGCGTTCAGCCTTGCGGGTCAAACGCTTGTTCCATCCACCCCAACCCGCAACATGACACGCCGCCATCTGCGAGTAGGTTCTTGCTCCAACAGACAGGCATTTCTCCATGTGAAGAATGCCCGCTGTGATCTGCGCCTTGCAGTCCCCATGGAGGTTATGGATCCCCAACGCACGCGCGCTGGAGGGTAGAACCTGTAGTGGGCCTACTGCCCGTCCGTGGCGCGTCTTTGGCCCAAGAACGTGGCACCTAAAACCGCTCTCCAACTTTGTTAGCCGCAGAGCTGTGTTGACGTGTTGCTCGCCGAGGCGAACCTTGGCTTCTTTTGCAACGGCCTTTGCGACCGATTGCTTACTTGTGTCAGACATTGCCCCTACGCTGAGGGATCCTGCCCACGACGGCGTATCTGGCGCCACCAATCCTTTACTCCAGTATTCTTTATCCTTGCGGAAAAAGTCTGCTGCTGTTTCCTCACTCGCGATTACTGTCATCGTGAACGAGATCAGGACGGCTGTCACTACTGCCGTTTTGAACATTCGCATTCTCCTGCTTGCGGGGTGCTAGTCGCCTTGCCATAGCGACGATGTCATCCTCTAGGGTTTCGTCTCCTGCTGTTGCAAAGGAAGCCGCAAATGCAAAGTAGTTGATGCCATCAATGTATGTGTCTGCTTTGTTGCGGCGACCTTCCAGCCTACCCAGTTTAACTGCGTGAAGGATCATTGCAACCTCATAGGGCGTGACAGGCTTGCCAAGGATAAGAGTAGCGATCTTCGCCTGGCGTGTGAGTGTTGCCTTCATGTCGCCATATTGAGCGCCACGATCAGCGAACATCTCATTCGCCGAGTGCATAATGTTTTCGTATTCCATTTTGATCCCCCTTATTTACCGTCCCAGAGTTTTACTTTGGCGACGACTGTGTAATTAAAAGCTATTGGTCCGTGGTTTTTTAAAACTCGCGTGTGCGGGTCTGGATACCATTCATCAACAACAATGTACCCAGCCTCAACGAGTTGCCGCATGAATGCGTCCGCAGTAGGCAGAGGATGTGTAGCAATGATCCTATGAACCAGAGGTCCTTCACGCACAGGCATATTCAAGATAACTTCAAACTTGTGCATCTTCTCTCCGGTGATGTGGGGCGCCCGAAGGCGCCCCGTTTAATCAACCGAACTCGTCCTCATCGACAACGGGCGCAGGCTTCTGAGCGGGCGGAGCCGCACGAGTAGAGCCAGTGGACGGTGGGATAGACTTCGGGGTTGGTGCAGCAGCAGCAGGAGCTGCTGAGCGTGAGCTTGCCACGAGATCCTTCGGACGCGACACCCAAGCCGCGATCGAGAACACAGGGCGATAGTTGGTTGACTTCTTTGAACCCGATCCGCTTTCGATCGGCACAGTCTCGTCGAGAACAACGACCGGCAGCTTACCAGCGTTCTCCTTCACACCAGCCACATACAGATCGTGGAGCGCATCAACGCCGCCAAGGAATGCGACAGACGTTCCTGCAAGTTCACGGCAGTCGCCGCCAACTTCAGCGCCCAGCTTCACGCACATGCGCAAGCCGTGCTTGTATTCGTCAGAGGGCTTCTCGCCTTCGTCAGAACCTAACGGAACCATCTTGAACTCAGGAGCAGATCCCGCAGCGAATTTAATCCACCCAGTCTCTACGTTATCAAAGTCAAAGACAGCTTTGAAGTTGCGAGTGATGTCGACTGACGTCTTAACGCCGTCTTCACTATCAACACGAAACAAGCGGCCAGCGCGTGCGTCGTATTTGATGATCGGCAAGAAGTTTCCACCGCCGCCGCCACCGAGATTAAATCCAAGTGCCATTTTCATTCTCCACTTACAATGCGCTGATTTGGCTCAACGCTCGCCTTCGCCCACGCGGGCAATTCCTACAGACCCCACACCTCAAACGCTGCTTGACGTGCCATGGGATCTGAAAAATAGAAGCTGTCTATATCAGGCACAACCAACGAGGCAAGCTCATTTGGGTCTTTGCTGATCGACAGAAACCTTTGTATCGTGAGCGCAATGCGCTCCAGCGCACGTACGTGGCTCTCCACGTTCTCCAGTGTATATGTCGCGACCTTCTTCGTCGTTATATACGACAGTCGCGGGCTGATGTTGTTGCCAAGCGCAGCAGCATATAAAGCAACTTGCCGGGCATGATTGATCTTGATCTGCGACGGCAGCGCATGCGTCGTCTTAATGTCGAGCAAGATGCCGTGGTCGTCCCAAGCGATGTCGTAGAAGCCGATGAAGGGAACCATCAACCCCTCGACCTTCCATTCGATCTTGCCCTGCGTCGACGACGGCGGTCCATATGGGCGAAGCTCGGTCAGACCTTGCTTTACCATGTCCTCAATGCTGTTGCTTTCTTTCTCACGTCTGGGATCACCGCTCAGTGCAGTCAAACGACCGAACGTGCTCTTGGCTTTCTTGATTGCCTCTTCATCGCTTGCACCCATAAGACCGTGCACAACACCTTCTTCAACAGCATTGCCACGATGCGCTGCTGCGCCGACTTTGCTCTTCTTTCCCATCACGCGCTCTAGCACATACATAGCCGGAGAACCGATGAAGAGATTGCATGAAGACGGCGACAAATGTTGGATGTTATAGTGCTCGAATGGGTTCATTTGGTTCTCATGTTTTTTCGATTTGCAAAGATTGGACTTTTTCCAAAAGCACGTCAAGGGAATTTTTGTCCAACAACCCAATTGACTTATTGGATAAAATGTCCAACGATTGCGAATGAGCACAAATCACCTCGACTGGGACCTCATAGACAAGCTGGCTGAAAAGCTAGAGGTCGAATACTGGGCGCGTCGTAAATGGCGCCAACGCAATCATGTACCCCACAGGTGGCGTCTCGCGATCATCGCAGCCGCTAGGGGTAGGATAAAGCCTGAGCACTTTCAGGCGATGGACAGAAAACAAAAGAGGAATGCAGCTTGACCAATCCAGCTTGCTACATGGGCGTTGACCCCGGCAATTCCGGCGCGGTCGCTTTTTATTTCCCTGAGTATCCACAGAAGATCGCGTCTCTCGACGTTCCCCTTGCTAATGGCGAGATCGACGCAGCAGCCCTCGCCGATCTGATCAAAGGCTTCGCACCAATGTTGGCTGTGGTCGAGCTGGTGCATTCAATGCCCAAGCAGGGCGTGCGATCAACTTTTACTTTTGGTGTCGCATACGGAATGGCGCGCGGCACGATCGCGGCGTTGCAGATCCCGATGGTTCTGGTCACGCCGGGTAAGTGGAAGAAGTTCTATTCCCTGTCGTCAGACAAAGAGCAAGCCCGAGCGCGTGCGATACAATACTGGCCATCCTCAGACAATTTTAGATTGAAGAAACATCATGGCCGAGCAGAAGCCGCGCTGCTGGCAAAGTATGGCGCGGAAAACCTCTAACTAGTCAGATAAAACATGAGCGCGAAATCAGTGCAGCAATTTGACCCCGACTTCGCCGATCCCACAGAGTGGGCGCGGATGTACAGAGATGCTGGCCTTCAGGTCGTGCCAGCTATGACGCCGTCAGAGAACCGCACGCAGTGGAAGCGCCCTGCGCTTCCTAAGTGGCGTGCGTTAGAGCACGAGCTTGCGCCGGATCTCACCTTTGAGCGTTGGTATGGCGAGCAGGGTGAGCACGCACGCCGCAACAATATGGGCATGATCACGGGCCAGTGCTCAGGCAATGTATTCATGATCGACCTCGACCTGCATAAGAACCCTGCGGCTGCCACATGGTGGGACGGGCTTCTGGCCCTTCACAATATGGGCGGCGACATTGAGACGCCTCGCCAGACTACCGGCGGCGGCGGGAAGCAGATCTTGTTTCAGGCGCCCGCAGGATGGACGCCTCCCACCTGTAAGACCAGCATCGGGGTAGACATCCGCGGCCAGGGTGGCTTCGCAATGCTGCCGCCGTCGATGCACGAAAGCGGCACGCCCTACAAGTGGGACGCAGGGCTTGAGCCGTGGGAGATGGAGATCTCGATGGCGCCGCAATGGCTGTGCGGCGAGATCGACGCACTTGTGAAGACCTACGGCGGCGGCTCGACGACTGCGTCGGGACCGGCTGAGAAAACACAGACGCCTGAGATGGCGAAGAACGAGTTCGGGCGCATCATAGACGGGCGCGAAGAGTACATGACCCGCATGGTCTGGGGTCGCGTCGTCGATGAGTATCGTCAGTGCCCGATCAAGCCTTCGAAGGCGGATGAGGACAACATCCTGCGAATGCTGTTTACGAAATACGAAACAGCAACCAAGTCCCGCATCGTTGAGCGCGGCACGCCCAATCACATCTTGCTGGAGCGTGAGGGGCGCGGCATTTCGCTGCTGCGCCAAAAGCTCAAGCACGCCTTCGATCAATGGGATGACAAAGTCTGTCGCCATGCTGAGGCGCCATTACCCCTGAGAGAAGCTACCCCGTCTTATGGGTCGGGGAAACAAGATCGGGGGAACGGGGAAGAGGACGGGGGAAGAACGGGGGAGAACGGGGGAAACGGGGGATCAGATGCCAATAGTGATGCAGAGGCTGAATTCGGCGCAGACCTCAACGTCTTTGAGATTCTCGACGTGAAGGGGATCAAGACCTTGCCAGATCCGACGTGGCTGGTTGAGACGATCATGATCGAGAACGCCCTAGGGTTCATCTTTGGAGCTCCCGGCTGCGGCAAGTCGTTCATCGCTATAGGTCAAGCCCTCTCAATCGCCTGTGGCCTTGACCAGTGGTGGAACAGGAAGATCAACCGTAGCGGCCCAGTGATCTACATCTCGTCCGAGGGCGTCGGCGACATGAAGTTCAGACTGCGGGCATGGGAGACAGCACTCGGGGTGAAGGCTGATGACGCGCCGTTCTACCTAATCCGGCAGTCCATCAACTTCATGGATGAGAAGGACGTCGACAAGCTGATCCGCACGGTTCAGACGATCGTGGATCAGACGGGCGAGTTCCCTGTCGCCGTTTACGTCGACACCGTCTCCAGAGTGCTGCCAGGTGCAGACGAGAACCTTCAAAAGGACATGACGCTGTTCATCCGGGCCTGTGACGCGCTGCGCGAGATATTCAGCGCCACGGTCACCGGCGTCCACCACACTAGCCGTGCGGGCAATCTGCGTGGCTCTAGCGTCTTCGACGGCGCCGGTGACTTCCTGCTGTTGATTGAGCGGGAGCAGGGTGAGAAGATCGGCTACCTGACGGCGCGCAAGATCAAGGCGGCGCAGGATGGCTGGAAGCAGGCGTTCGAGATGGTCGAGCAGTCGGTCGGCGACATCAAGGGCACCACCAGCCTATTTGCCCGTGCCTGCGACGAGCCGACCAGAGACAAAGGTGCGTGGCCAGACAAGGCGACATGCCGCACGATCCTTGAGGCGATCGGCTCGGCGTGGAACATCGGCAAGCCCTGGTCGTCAATGCCGCAGTCCCGCAAGCAGGGTCGCTATGCCTCGTCGATCATCAAGCAGCAGTTCGACGTGGCTGAAAAGACAGCCGAGCTGATGATCCAGACTTGGCTCCAGAACGGCGTCCTCAGCTATGAGATGCGGGACAAGGGAACCAAGATGCAGGGGCTTCGGGTTACGGGCAGCATCGACTGAAATACAGGGCAACGCATATTAACGGGGATTAGCAACGGGTATTAACGGACATTACCGCACAATACCCGTCAATACCCGTTAATACCCGTTAATACCCGTTAATGCCCGACATTCAATTCGTGGGGGAAGTCAAGGCACCTAACTCCCCTGTTGATCCCGGAAATAAATTCCGGTATGTAGAGGGTGCAAAACAAAGGAATACCAACATGACAAACGGTAAGGAATACGTTCCGTTTTTAGAGAAAAAAGCTCAACAGGAAACCAACATAACACACCCACATAAGATCACTTTAGACACCCCTGTTCCGTCACTTGAGCTAAGCACTCGGCTTTACAATACACTGATGAATGATCGCTTATATACCATTGGCGACGTCGTTGAGTGTAGCTCCAAGGAGCTTCTTCGCGTCCCGAACTTTGGGCGAAAGTGCTTAGAAGAGATTGAGGGTGTTTTATCTTGCGCCGGGCTTGCGCTCCGTGACCCCAATACGGAAAAGCCCGTTCCTCCTCCTTCCCCGCAGCCAACCCCCGTCTGGATCTACACCTCAACGGACATGCCCGCCTCGGGTAGGCAAGTGCTGTTCAGGACGTGGACTGGCCAGATATTCTTTGGCGGTTACCTTGATGGGTTTGGCTGGTTCGTGCCTCAACCCCGCAACATGAGCCATGACTGGGATACCCTGATCAAGGTCAATTCGGGCGTCGCGGCATGGATGAAGGTGCCACCGCTCACCGGCAACCCAGAGGCGTTTTGATATGGCCGCCTATTACAACGAGATCGAACCCTACGCAGCCCAGTGGCTGCGTAACCTTATCAAAGCGGGGCACATAGCAGATGGCGAAGTCGATACCAGATCAATTGTCGATGTTGCACCTGATGACCTCAGAGGCTTCACCCAAGCCCACTTCTTTGCCGGGATCGGTGGATGGAGCCACGCACTACGGCTTGCAGGATGGCCCGATGACAGACCAATCTGGACCGGCTCTTGCCCGTGCCAGCCGTTCTCGGTCGCGGGCAAAGGAGCGGGTGTCGACGATCCAAGGCACCTGTGGCCGCACTTCTTTCGTCTCATCGGCGCCGTCCGGCCCCCTGTCGTTATGGGAGAGCAAGTTGCGGGACAGGCTGGGTATGGTTGGCTCGACGGAGTGCGAGCTGATCTGGAGGCAGAAGGATACGCCAGCCGGGGGGTCGATATCCCGGCTTGCGCGGTGGACGCCCCCCACATCAGGAGCCGCCTCTACTGGGTCGCAGAAAACTTGGGTGACGCCAACAGTCGAGGATGCGGGGAGAATGGGGGACGCGGCGGCGTGGGAGAAATATGTAGCAGAACAATATACTCCGGGGTGTCGTCTCAGGAACGAAATTCAATTTATGGCGGCGACTTGGGTGACGCCAACAACACGCGACTGGAAGGACAGCGCGGGTATGGCGACGGAGGGTCCCAATGGGAGGGTGAGGCTCGACCAATTGCCACGTCAGGCAGCAGCCACATGGCCGACGCCGACCAGCTTGTCGCCAGCCAAGAACGGGAACAACGAGGCGGGCAACAGCGCGGGTCTGGTGGCGATCAGGGCGCTGGCGATGACAGCCACATGGCCGACGCCGAATGCAGAGGACGCAAAGGCGGGGCAATCGCAATTGCCAACGAGGCAGCAGTCGTCTCTTCCCAGAACGGCGCGGGCAGTAGCGGACCTAGCCACATGGCCGACGCCGACAACGCCAAACGGTGGTCGCACGCCGAAGGACGGCGCGATGACGACGACGGGCAAAACGCCAGACGGGAAGAAGAGGCAAGTGGACGTCAACTGGGTAGCGCAACAGATCACAGCCACATGGCCGACGCCGTGCGCTCAGCCGGACAACAAAACGCCGGAAGCACATTTGGCAATGAAGCTTCGGATGGGCGTGAGGGATGGGACGCACAGCAACCGGACGGCCATCACAGACTTGCAAGTCATGGCAAAAGCTATTGGTCAAACGCCATCTGGCTCACAGGAGCCGACGGCAAAGCGAGGCGCGCTCAACCCGGCATTTCCCTGCTGGCTCATGGGATACCCAACAGAGTGGGAAAGCTGCGCGCCTACGGAAACGCCATCGTCCCGCCGCTCGCAGCGCAAGTCATCGGAGCCTATTTAGACGCCGAAAAGGCTTACGGAGGTTGTGCGGAGGTTGCGGAGGTCGATGCGTAACCCACTGAAATCGTTATGCGGAACTATGTACGGAGGTTGCGGAGGTCATACCGTAACTAACTGAAATCATTAGCGGAGGTTTGCGGAGGTTACCCCCCTATACTTCGTATAGGTTGGGGCACAGCCCCCAACCAACTCAGAAAGAAGTCCAAATGGCTAAGTACAAGCATCACGCAACAGAGAACAGTAACTTCAGTGTAGCGACCTTGCACCCATCAGTCCCCAACTGGCATGCGACGGTTGGCACGTTCATTACCGGCCAGGCAGAGATCGACGATGTTGATCTGTTGGCGATTGAGATGGAAACCAAGTGGGGGGTCGATCGGCTGAGGTTGCTCGTCCCGGTGGACTTGCGCGAGAAGTTTGATCGGCAACGCTACTTGCTCAACCGGGCGACCTGGCACGGCGATCTGCAGGACGTGATCCGGGAGGGCAAGCGGATGTGCGCTGCATGGCGTGCGCTCGACAAGGCAGCGACGGCAGCGGGTAGCCCTGAGCGTGCGGTTGAGGTCTGGGAGCTGGCGCTTGAGGATGGCCGGACGGTGGCGCTGGTCAGGACCGTGGACGACGCACGCAAGGTCAGGCCCGACGGTAGGTTCGTCGACGTCTACACGCTCGACGAGATCGGGCACCTGATCCACGGGTTCCCTGCGCTGGCGAAGATCCACCAGACGTTTCCGGGGTCGACGGTGGAGCGGGTTCGCACCCGAATCAAAGACCCGCTAGACGCTATTCCTGACAGCAAGGCGCCGATCGACGACCCTATCCCGTTCTGATGGATCGTGGGATAGCGGCAGAGGGGTCAAGGAAGCCCGATACGACAACGCCCGCTGGGTATGTACCAGCGGGCGTTGGAGGGGCTTCTACGAGGCTCTTAGAGGCTTCAGGACTTCGCCTTCATTTCTCGAAGGTGGTAGGAGAGCCATTCTGGCGATATTTTGTCCTGATCTAGGGCCAGCAACACGAACGCCAACGCCCGTGGGATAGGTCTGACGCCGTTGACCCACATTGAGACGGCCCGCTCAGTGCGGCCCGCAATAAGGGCGAGATCACGGTGACGGATCTCGTGGTCTTCCATGATCCGGGCGAGGGTTTCCGTGTCCATCAGTGGTACGCTTGCATGAGGGCAGCGCGTGCGCTGTCGAGGCTGGCACGGTGCAGGATGTCGCCATGCACAGTCATTGCGCGCCACAAGCGCAAGCCCTGATCTTTCCGAATCCAGCCGACAACCTTGCCGAAATAGGTCAAGGTCATGGTGCCGTCGTCTTCGCGTTTGATTTGGACTGGGTTGTTCATTTCATGTCCTCCAATGCTGTTTCAGATGTTTGTAGCGGCATGTGCTTACGCTCAAGAACTTTGCGTCCGGCTTCTGCCGCCTCATGGGCAAAGATTGCTGCCTCGAATGCGTCGAGGAAGGCGTAGGACAAATCCCCCGTAGGGGAAATGTCGTCTGTGATCTTGATGATTGTGACGATCAAGCTCATTCCGCTGCCTCCTTGCAAGCGTCGATGATGCGGTCAGCCCATTTGGCGTCGGCGTTGATAGCCTTGACGAAATTGTCAAACATCCAATCACCGACCTTAAAGATTTTGAAATTGCGGCCTTCAGAGAAACAAACGCTGTCGATGTAGACATCGCCACAGGACACTTCCAGCGACAGCGACACGTCGTAGAAGATGACGCCCGGCAGGAAGTTGGGGAGGGAAATCTCATCGATGACGTAGGTGCAAGCGGCGAGGGCGGGGGTCTTGGTGTCGGGGTTGAACATGTTGTATCCTTTGGTTTGGTCGGTCTGGGCCGATGAATTAAACTTACCGGAACTTTATTCTGGATGCAACAGGAAAATGTTGCATCTAGAAAATATTTCTAGTTCGATCAGTTTTTGGTGTTTTTGTGCTGTATACCCCACACGGGTCGCGCACCCGCTTCGTCATACCAAGGAGAACCAACTATCTCCCACTTCAGTGGGATGCTCTTGGGAGGCTGGCGCCCTGCCGGAGGGCAGCACAGATAGGACCATGGGCTGTCGTCCCAAGAGTACACGGGGGAGAAGTGGTGGCGGGGTTGGTACGCCACCCGCCTCACCTCCTCAATGTCACAGCCAAACAGATCGGCGATTATTTCAGGTGCGCTGCGTGCCATGGTTCCCCCCTTAAATCGCGACGACGTTGAGGTTGGGCTTAATGCGCAGGGTCTCGACCAGCGTCACCTTGGTGCAAGCGGCGATTTGGTCGGCGGTCATGAACTCTTTAGCCGCCTTGGTGTCGAGCGTTGAACGCTCTGAGAGACAGAATTCGACGATCGCGCGCTCGCCTACAAGGCGCTCAACGCCAGTCTGTTTGATCTCAAAACGGACCTTCTCAAGCTCTTTGTTCAGGGCTTCGATCTCTGATTTGATGAGGGCGTAACGGTCGGCGAGAGCTGAGTGGTTGGACATGTTGGTCTCCTTTGGGTTTAGTTAGTTTGTTTGGTCTGGGCCGATGAATTGATCTTAGTGGAACTTATTTCTGGATGCAACAGGAAAATGTTACATCCAGAAATTATTTTTGGGGGGCTTCCATGACGAGGATCAAGTCATTCTTGGACGACCATACGCGCCCATTATAGCTGATCCAACCGCAGCTCACGCTGCCCTTTGTCAACTGCGCTGAACCCCACTTCGACCCACCAAGCCCAGAGGCATCGCGCGCGTTGCAATACGCCGCTTGCGCCTCTTCTGGCGTTGCGTAGTCGCCATTAATTGTCTTGGGGCCGTATTCCATCTTGAGGCTGATCGGGTGCGTCTTTGTCATGTTGGTCTCCTTTGGGTTTAGTTAGTTTGTTTGGTCTGGGCCGATGAATTGACCGTACACGAACTTATTTCTGGATGCAAGTGCTTTCTCAAACTTTTTTGAAAAAAGTTTTGAGAGCGTAATCGACGGCTGATGTTAGCTCAATCATGTTGCGCTCATCCATAGACGGCTCCGTGCTGAACATCTCCTCATACGCCGCGAGGATATAGTGGTTCGCGTCCACAAAGTCGTGCGTGGCGTCGAAGGCGCCGTTGTACTCAGTCTCATTGCGCCTCACGATCTCATTCCACTCGTCGGTCGTCACCGCGTCTTTAATGGCGTCGGTGTAGACGGCGGCGAGGGTCTGGATCTCTGTCTGCGTCAAAGTCTGGGTCATGTTGGTCTCCGTTGGTCTGGCTGGCTGGGTAGGTAGGGGCCGAAGCCCCTATATTGTTGCGTAGGCGCGGTTGCTGGCGAGGGGCCATTTCTCGACGATTGGCTCACCGTCGGCGTCCTCGTCGATGACCACATAAGCCACGGTCTTCAAGATGCGGGCGGCGCGATCGCCGTCGCAAGTGAAAACGCGGGAGGGGAAATCAGTCACTGACAAGCCGGGGCGGTCACCATCGGGGCGGGCGCTGTACTCAAAGAACACTCGCGTCTCAGCGTGATGGATCAGGCCGCTCAGGGCGGGCTGCGTCATGGCGGGGGTGTTGTAGTAGGGGGCGTAGGACATGCTGGGCTCCGGGGTTGGTTGGTCTGGGCCGATGAAGTAACCCTACCAGAACTAATTTCTGGTTGCAAGTGGGCTGATAACTTTTTTTGATTTTTTTTTTGGGTGCTGCTAGGTTTGCCTCAGAGGATGGGAAATGGTCGAAACAATCGCAACAGCTCTATGCTCGTACACCGGCTCGCCCGTGTGCCCGAAGCTGTGTGAGTACTGCCTCGATCAAGCTCAGTACATCCTCGATGCCGTCAATGGAGGACAACATGATAGACATAACCAACAACCAGCTCCAGTCAGTGATCGAACGAATTGAGCGGATGGAGGTCGAGAAGGCCGCAGTCGCTGAAGACATTAAGCAAATTTACTTAGAGGCCAAGGGAAATGGCTTCGACACCAAGATCATCCGCAAGATCGTCGCGCTCCGGAAGAGAACCGTCGAGGAGCGTGAAGCCGAGCGGGCGATGATTGAGCTGTACCTCGGTCAGCTCTCCGATACACCGCTCGGGCAATATGTGTTACAGTCAAAGCAATAGCCCTGCCCCATCCCAGGGCTAGAGTCCAGACGCGGGCGTCCCCCCACACTCCGTCCGCGTCTGGACGTTAAGTTAAGCTGGAGGCCGAATGACTAAAAAGAAACCGCCTGAGTTGAGGCAGCAGGACGGAGCCAAGTCGACGTATACCGTCGCCGTCGCTGAGCGTATTTGCGTCATGATCTCCAAAGGGCGGACGATTACGTCGATCTGTTCTGACGACGACATGCCGGGGTTGGATGCCGTTTATGGGTGGCTCAGGAAGCAGCCCGCGTTTGCCGAAGCCTACGCGCGTGCGCGCGAGGATCAGCAGGATACGTTTGCGGCGCAGATCCTAGACATCTCGGACACCGAGACGGATCCGCAAAGGGCGCGCAACCGCATCGACGCACGCAAGTGGCACGCGGCGAAGACGTCTCCGAGGAAGTACGGCGACAAGGTCACGCAAGAGCATACTGGCGCCGACGGCGGCCCAATCACGGTCGCGTCCATGAACCTGAAGGGTCTAAGCGACGATGAGCTGCTGGTGATGCAGAAGATGCTGAGCAAGGCGGCGGCCAAGTAATGAACGCACCGCTCGACCCCAAAGCTATGCTGGAGATGGTGAACTGGGAGCGCGATCGTCGGGCTGCGTCCGCGTCGCTGTACGAGTTCGTCAAGCAGTCGTGGCACGTCGTCGAGCCGGGCATTAACTTCGTGCCGTCTTGGCACATCGAGGAGATCTGCGAGCACCTTGAGGCGGTCACGAGCGGCGAGATCACGCGCCTGCTGATCAACATCCCGCCCCGGCACAGCAAGTCGACGATCGTCAGCGTCATGTGGCCGATGTGGGAGTGGATCACCCAGCCCCAGCAGAAGTTCCTATGCGCGTCGTACTCCAGCACGCTCAGCATCCGCGACAACCTCAAAGCGCGGCGCCTGATCCAGTCGCCCTGGTTTCAGGATCGCTGGGGCCATCTGTTCCACCTGGCAGGCGACCAGAACGCCAAGCAGCGGTTTGAGAACACAGAGACGGGCTACCGGATCGCGACGTCGGTCGGAGGCACGGCGACCGGCGAAGGCGGCTCCCGCTTGATCCTCGACGACCCGCACTCGGCGCAGGAAGCCCAGTCTGACGTTATGCGTGAGTCGGCGATCGAGTGGTTCAACATGGTCTGGTCGACCCGCCTGAACGATCCCAAGCGCGACGCCATGGTGATCGTCATGCAGCGTCTGCATGAGCGCGACATCAGCGGTCTGATCCTCGACGAGATGTCGGGCTGGGAGCACATCTGCATTCCGGCGGAGTGGGACGGCGTCACCCGTCGGACCAGCCTCGGGGAGTACGACCCGCGCAAGAAGAAGGGCGAGCTGATCTGCCCCGAGCGGTTCGGCGAGAAGGAGATCGCCTCGCTGAAGTCGCGGCTCGGCGCCTACGGGACGTCAGGCCAGCTCCAGCAAGATCCCGCGCCTGCTGAGGGCGGCATACTCAAGACGCAGCACTTCAACATGTGGCCGTCGGGTCAAGGTCTGCCGCCGTTCGAATACATCTTGCAGTCGTACGACTGCGCCTTCACTGAGAAGACGACCGGCGATCCGACCGCGTGCACGGTCTGGGCGATCTTCACCCACAAGGGTGAGCGCAACGCGATGCTGATCGACGCATGGGACGAGCACCTGTCGTATCCTGAGCTCAGAGCACGGGCGATCAAGGACTGGTCGACCGAGTACGGCGGCATGACCAAGGACTCGCCGCACAACCGGGCTCGAAGGCCAGACCGCATTTTGGTCGAGGCGAAAGCGTCGGGCCAGTCCCTGATTCAGGATCTCAGGCTGGCTAGGGTGCCGGTCGTCGGCTACAACCCCGGCAACGCCGACAAGGTGTCTCGCGCCCATCAGGCAGCCCCTACACTTGAATTGGGCTTGCTTTGGATCCCGGAGTCGGGCAAGAATAAGGGATTGACGGTGAGCTGGGCTGACGGCTTTCTCAAGCAGATGTCCAAGTTCCCTGTCGCGCAGCACGATGATTATGTTGACACGTTCTCTCAGGCGATCATCTACTTTAAGAACGACGGTTGGTTCGATCTGCCGCAAGCCAAAGACATCGACGACGTGAGGCCCAAGAGCGAACCCAAGATCAACCCGTATGCAGCGTGAGGTGATGGCCATGACAAAGAAGCCCAAGCCGATTTGGTCCAAGAGCCGCCCGTCTGATCTCGGCAAGCCCAAAGCGTTGTCATCTGACAAGAAGGCGTCGGCCAAGGCTGCGGCGAAGGCTGCCGGTCGGCCTTACCCGAACCTCGTCGACAACATGCGCGCTGCAAGGGGCAAGTGATGGTCGCTCGCGTCGATAAGGCTAGTCTGCCTCTGAACAAGCCTCGGCGCACCCCGAGCCATCCGACCAAGTCCCACGTTGTGAAGACTAGCGTCGGCGGCAAGGAGAAGATCATCCGGTTCGGCGAGCAGGGGGCGAGCACAGCCGGTAAGCCTAAAGAGGGCGAGTCAGACCGCATGAAGGCTAAGCGCGCCTCGTTCAAGTCTCGCCACGCAGAGAACATTGCTAAAGGTCCGTCCTCAGCTGCCTATTGGGCTGACAAGGTTAAGTGGTGATCCATGGCCAAAGATGATGACTCCTTCACATCCTACCTTCTGAAGTACGCTGACAAGGCTGCTAAGTCTGTCTCGCAAGCTTACGGCAAAACCATGGGTATGCCGGAAGAGATCGCCAAGCAGACCTATGACTACGTGATTGCGCAGGGCGGGACTGAGGAGCAGGCACGCAGGATAGCGGGGCGCTTGGCGTCAGACGCTGGCCGCACGACCGCCGCTCTTGACTTCATGATCCCGCAGTCCGCATCGGACGTCGCGTTCATGGCTGCGGGTCCGTTAGGCCCGGCGTCCAAGGCTGGCAAGGCGGCGCTGGCTGCTGGCTCTAGCCTGATGGTGATGGATCCGACGGAGGCTGAGGCTGGCCCGCTCAACAAAATGCGCAAGGGTCTTGCGAACTTCATGGAAGGCTCGGTGCTGCGCGAGAAGGACGGAGATCCGACGCGCCTCTATCACGGCTCCAAAAGCGACATCAAATACTTCGACACGAACCACCCCGACCGCAAGGACACTGGCTGGATGGGTCGAGGCGTCTATGCGTTTGACACGCCAGCGGGCGCTAACCTGTACGCCATGATGAAGCGCGGCCCAGTGGGCGAGAACATCACGCCTCTCTATGGTCGCCTGACCAATCCCTACGAGTTCACGATGGCCGAGAAGAAGGCCATGAGCTCAATGGGCCAAGACAAGATCGACGAATTCACAAGGGATCTTATGAGCAAGGGCCACGACGGCGCCATCCTCAAGTACCCTGACGGAACGCGCGAAGTCGTCGTCTACGATCCCAAGATGGTCAAGTCAGCTATTGGCAACACCGGCGACTACGACATGACGACGGATCTCCTGACCAAGCGTGCAGGCGGCGCCGTGCAGGGCTATGCCCGAGGTGGTGATGTCACGGATGAGGGTCTTCAAAAGCTTTTTCTTGATTACTTTGATCGTGGGGCTGATGATGACGGCCTGAAGTATTGGAAAGACACAGCAGCTCAAAACAATTTGTCCTTGAGCGACATCGGTCAGCAGTTTGCTGGCAGCGATGAAGGAAGAGAGCAGTACGCCAAGCTAGAGCAATCTATCGGCGGGCAGAGAGCCACAGACGCTACTGGGGCCGCACCTTGGAAGACATGGTGGGGCTACACACCTACTAAAAAAGATTATGACATGATGCTCCGAGCCGGGCTTGGGGAATACGGGTTGACTGATGACCCAAACCAAGTATTGGGAATTTATGAGGCGATCGGCAACAGAGCCGCCGCTAACAACTTCCTTGAGAAGAACGCCTATGCTTACGACAAAACTAGGCCCAGCGGTCGCTTCGCTAAAACTCTCGCCGATCAAATAACCGAGGACGAAGTTGAGGGGGCATACGCGACTGGTCGTATAAATAGCCTTTTGAACAGCAAAGACCCTGCCAAGATGGCGATTGTCCAGCAGGCAAGAGATCAGCTAAGGAACTATTTTACTCTTGGCCAGAACAAAGTCCTTGGATCACAAACAGATTGGCGCGGGTTTGACCCGGTTACTGGCGAACCCTCAACAGGGGCAGCATGGAGGAACTATAAGGGCGATGCTGGCAGGGTTGTCCCTGGTAGTGAAGGATTGTCCATGTACAACACTTTCTACAATCCTAAATATCGACCGGACCTTCAGGTCAAGATCGCCAATTTGCAGGGACAGAGGAACGCGATCTGGGGGGCTCCATTACCAGCAAGCCGTCCGAGCGATACGGTGCTTGCCCAGGTTCAGATCTTTACCGATGACGACGGTAGGAAGTCTATCTTTAAAGATGGCGTTCAAACCTATATCGACGAGCAGGAAGCGGCCACCCTGCAGGCTTTTAATGATGCAGAAGCCAATGATCAGATTTTTACAGGTGAAGACGGCAGGCGTTACACCGAGAGCGATGGCGCAAGGCGCTACGTCGAGGACGTGAACCCGCTTGACACCAATCAAACGGCTGGCAATCTTGAGACAGCCAACTCTCTTCGGGTTTATAGAAACGACTCAATCGACCAGAACACTGTCGGCGACGACTATGACTATACGTTTAACCCTAGCGTAACGCCGGGCGCAAACACAGGGCTCGGGGTTAGTACCTTCGACCCAAGCACCTTTCGGGTTTACAGAAACGACGCAATAGATCAGAACGCCATTCAGCAGAACCAGCTTGCAACCAATGCGAGCAACTGGCAGCAGGACTTCAACAACGTAGTCGGCGGCCAGTTCAACATGAGCAACCCCGGCTTAGTCGGCGGGTACAACTCAAGCAACATCGGCGGGTTTGATTACTCTGGTCTGGGCGGTAGCCTCGGCAATGTCGGCGCAACTCCTGGGTTCGGTCTTAACACCAACTACAACTTTGGCGACAATTCCGGCTTTGGTGGTGGAGGCTACGGTGGCGGGGGCTACGGCGGGTTCGGTGGTGGTGGCTTCGGCATGGACTATGCTGAAGGTGGCCCAGTAGATCTCGACAAGATCCTTGAAGGCCAAGTAGCCCAAGCTGAGGCGCTGCCTCCTGAGATGGCTCCGGCAGACGTCGAGATGGCGCCGTTGGAGGCCATCAAGGCTGCATCTGCCCCGGTTAATCCCAGAGCCGGAACGGGCATTGGCGGTGCGTTGTCTCGGATAGGGCAGGGGATTTCCGACTACGTTACCGCTAATTCTACTCCGTCGCCGCGTGAGCTGCTTGAGGCGCGTATGAGCGAGCAAGCCCGTTCGGCCATGGATCTGTCTGGTCTAGCTCTGCCGGATCGCGCAGTGGATGTTAAGGCTGACGAGTTTGGGTCTTACCCCGTTGACGCTGAAGGCAATCGCCTGAAGTTCCTGCGCCGCTCTTTGGGCTTGCCGATGGTTAGCGGTGAGGGCGAAGCTCGTCTTGCTATGCCGGGGTTCATTGAAATGGCCGGTAACCTAATGAGCGGTGTGGCTCCGGCGGTTAAGGGCTCCGGTATGGTTCTGGGTTCTGGACCAGTACGGCGTGGCGCACAAGCAGGCACGGAAGGGGCCGAGGCTTTCGTGCGTGAGCTTTCGCCGGTTGGCCTGTACAGCTACGGCGAAGAAGTAGCAAGTTCGCTGCCGCAAGCGCGTGGAACACCTGAGCAGTTCGCGGCTATGTTGGCGAAGCAGGGCGTGAAGCCCGTGGAGCTTGAAGGGTTCCAGTCCACGTTCGCTGGCAAGCCGCAAGTCACCAAGGATGAGGCTGCGGCCTACTTTAAGGACAGCCTGCCGCAGATCGAGCGGAAGGTTTTGGGGCAGAAAGAGAATACGTATCCCTACAGCACGGCTGATGAATGGCAGAACGCAATCAACAGGGCGGAGCGACAGGGGAACTTTGATGAGTCCCAGCGCCTTACCTTGGCGTGGGAGGAAGCCGAAGGACTGGGCGGGCAAGGTGCGCCCAAGTACCAGAAGTACACACTCCCCGGCGGCGAGAACTACCGCGAGGTGTTGTTAAAGACACCCGACCAATCTGGTGCTTTAAGAAAAGAAACGGCAGAGGCCAAATCTCTTCGAACTCAAGCTGTTGCTGATTACGCAAACGCGGCCCCCGGGTCGCCGGAGGCGGTTGAGGCCCAAGCACGTATTAAAAAATACACCAAAATACACACTGATTTAATTGGCAAAAACACTAATTTGCCGCCGGAGTTTCGCTCCTCCCACTGGGACGACCCCAACGTCCTAGCGCACATCCGCATGGCCGACCGCACCGGCCCAAACAACGAAAAGATATTGCACGTTGAGGAGATACAGAGCGACTGGGGGCAGAAGGGGAAGAAGGAGGGGTTTAAGCAAAACCTTGATCCAAAAATTGTGGAACAAGCCCAAGAAAAATTAGACGATGCAGGCAATGCTTTGCGCAATCACCTTTCTTCAATAGGGTTGAACGACATTGAAATGGGTAACGCTTTGGCAGAGGCCAGAAGCGGGCGCATACCTTCTTGGGTCCTTGGCGACCCAAGAAACGAACATTTTGGAACAGATTATATTGACGCCATGCGCAACAGGAACAACCTCATTCAAACTGACAAACCGCCTGCCGCCCCCTACGTCACCAACACCGCCGCGTGGACCGACCTTGCGCTGAAAGACATCCTGACCGAAGCTGCAAAGGGCGGCTACGACAAGGTCGTTTGGACGCCGGGCGCGGAGCAGGCGAAGCGGTATGATTTGAGCAAGCAGATTAGTCGTCTTGTTTTGGAAAATGATCCAGCGGGGGGTCACAAGTTACGGGCGTACAGCCCCTCAGGAGATCAAGTTATAAATAAAAGAATTGTTGATGCGGATAGGGAGCTGCCTGATTTGATAGGAAAAGACGTAGCAAAAAAACTTCTTGATCAAGATTTAGTGAACCCAAAAGTATTTAATGAAAAGCTAACGAACAACGATATTATTGTTGTTCCAAAAGAAGGTAGGTATCAAATCTCTGCTCCTTGGGGATGGTCTACTCATGTTGGTATGGGTGTAGCCAATTCGCCAGAAGCTGCTGCCGAATATGGGGCTAGATATTTCAGTAATTTGGCAAAAGAAGCAAACAGCAATATGGGGACAAGCCACGCAACAGAATATAAGAATGCTACAAGAAGTTTGGTTGGCCAAGACCTATCTGTCGGCGGCGAGGGTATGAAGACCTACTACGACAAGATTGTGCCCAATCAGTTGAGCAAGCTGCTGAAGAAGCTCGACCCAGAGGCGAAGATTGAGAAGGGCCGTTTGCCAGTTCAAAATTACACTATCTCAGCCCCCGACATTGCCCGAGAGCTTGGGATGACGGTTGATGAGGTTGCGGCCCTGCCCCACGCTGAGAAGATGGAGCTTATATCGAAGGTGAGGCATTCCATCTCCGCCCCCTCCATCACCATCACACCCAAGATGCGGGAGAACATCCTGAAAGGCCAAGCGGCGTATGCCGAAGGCGGCGAGGTCAACTTCAAAAAGATGTTTGAAGGTGATTCCGAAGCCATGCAGGAGCGAGCCAGAGAGCTCGCCCGCGAGGCGTATTCCAAGGGCTACAGCAGCCTTGGGAAGAAGAAAGCCGACGAGTGGGAGACGCTTGCGCGCAAGTATAACCTCCCCCTGAGCGTCGGGCCGTTCGACAATTACGAAGATCAATACAGCGACGCAGTCGGCAAATGGCAACGCGGCTTGTCCCCCAAGCAGCGCGTTCAGACTTACGACGAGGGTGGTCCGGTTAAGGCCACCTTAGCAGAGGATGAGCTCACCAACTTGCAGAAGATGCTTGCTGGCTCTAACCCCGCAGCCAACATCGCGCCGTTCGAGCTTGATCTGGGTGGAGGCTCGCAAGCCCGTGGGCGTGTCGTTCAGGCTGGGCCTTACATCGACATCGGCGGCGGCATTACGCTCCCGCTGCGTGATGTCATGCTGATGCTGGATGCCAGCTACGGCAAGGTGCCCGGAACCAATATGAAACCAAACATCTCTGTAAAAGGCGGGTTGCGCATCCCCTTCGCCGAAGGCGGAGCCGTGACCCCCTATAACGCAGACGAAATAGCAAATCTCGCTAACCAGATTTACGAGGGAACTAATGGCTGATCCGATGGACGACGACAAGGATGTCGGCGAGACGCTTGCTCTGCCTGACGATGAGCCGGGTGTTGAAGACACTGAAGATGGTGGCGCAATCGTCCAGCTTGAGACAGAGCAGGAAGACCGCGAGCGCCTTGCTCACTTTGCCAACATCGTCGACGAGGTCGATCAGGACGAGCTGAAGATGGCGGTCAGCGATCTTCTTGATAAGATCGACCGCGACAAGGAAGCCCGCGAAAAGCGCGACAAACAATACGAAGAGGGTCTGCGCCGCACCGGTCTGGGCGACGACGCACCAGGCGGCGCTCAGTTCAACGGCGCCAACAGGGTCGTTCATCCGATGCTGGTCGAGGCGTGCGTCGACTTCAGCGCGCGGTTTATGAAAGAAGTGTTCCCGCCCAACGGACCCGTGAAGAGCAAGGTCTATGGCGACAAAGACCGCGCGAAGATGGACAAGGCCACGCGCAAGGCCACGTTCATGAACTGGCAAGTGACCGAGCAGATGATTGAGTTCCGGTCGGAACTTGAGCAGCTCTCAACCCAGCTGCCTCTCGGCGGCGGTCAATACATGAAGTTCATGTGGGATGGCCAGCGTCGGCGCCCGACGTCAGAATTTGTCGCGATCGACGACATCTATCTGCCGTTTGCGGCCACCAACTTCTACACCGCTGAGCGCAAGACGCACGTCCAGTACATCACCAAGATGGAATACCAGCGCCGGGTGAAGTCCGGCATGTATATGGACGTCGACCTCGGAGAGCCGGGCGATCCTGAATTTAGCAAGGCGAGCCAGGCCAACGACAAGATCGAGGGCCGCAAGGAGACCAGCTACAACGAAGACGGTCTGCGGGCCATATACGAAATCTATACCTTTTTGGATTTCGACGAAGGCACATCGCCCTACATCCTGAGCGTTGACAAGTCCACCGGCAAAGCCTTGTCCCTGTATCGGAACTGGGATGTTGAAGACAAGAACAAGAACGAGATGGACTGGATCGTTGAGTTCCCGTTCGTCCCTTGGCGTGGCGCCTACCCAATCGGTCTGACGCACATGATCGGTGGCCTGAGTGGGGCTGCGACAGGCGCTCTGCGGGCGTTGCTTGATTCTGCCCACATCCAGAACATCCCGACGCTCCTGAAGCTGAAGGGCGGCCCCAACGGCCAGACAATCAACCTTCAGCCGACCGAAGTCGTCGAGATTGACGGCGGGGCGCTTGTTGACGACGTGCGAAAGATCGCTATGGCGATGCCTTTCAATCCTCCGAGCCCGGTTCTGTTCAGCCTTCTCGGGTTTCTCGTCGACGCAGGCAAGGGCGTAGTTCAGACTTCGTTCGAAAAGCTGTCTGACGCCAACCCGAACCAGCCCGTCGGGACGACGATGGCCCTGATTGAGCAGGGGATGGTCGTATTTAGCTCGATCCACTCCCGTCTTCACAACTCAATGGCGCGTTGCTTCAAGATCCTTCACCGGATTGACGCTGCCTACATGACCGAAGAAGACATTGAGGCTCAAGACGCCGGGATTGAGATCAATCTGACTGATTTCGACGGTCCTTTGGACGTCGTACCCGTCAGCGACCCGGCTATTTTCAGCGAAACGCAGCGTTTTGCTCAAATTCAGGCAATTATGCAGCGTTCAGCTGCAATCCCCGGCATGTACGACCCGCGCAAGGTCGAAGAGATGTTCTTGCGCACTATGAAGGTGCCTGCAGACGAGGTTTTGGCGCCTATTCCGGGGAAAGAAGACGTCGACCCCGTCAGCGAGAACGTCGCTGCCGCCATGGGCAGGCCTGTCTACGTCCTGCCACGGCAAGATCACCTTGCCCACATCATGCTTCATATGAAGTTCCTTGAATCGCCTGTCTTTGGCTCAAATCCCGTTATTATGAGGACGTACATCTATCCGATGGCGACCCATTTGCGTGATCATCTGCTGAATTACTACCTGCAGGAGTCGCATGAGGCTGTTGATCGGGCGCAGAACGAGAACCTGATCAAGGAAGAAGCGCAAGAGCAGGCGAAGGTGATCATGCAGGTTCAGCAGTTCATTGAGCAGCAGCTTGGCCAGTTCTCGCAGCAGCTCGCCCAGATTGATGAGGCTGCCCAGCAGTTCAAGCCCCAGCCCCCGATGCCGCCTGACAACAGCATGAAGATCGCTGAGATGAATGTCGGCATTCAGCAACAGGCTCTCCAGCAGAGGTCGCAGTCTGACCAGCAGCGTCTGCAGATCGAGCAGCAGAAGCTCGGTCAACAGATGCAGGCCAAGCAGGCAGAGCTCGCAGCCAAGCAGCAGAAGGATCAGTCTGATCTCCAGCGTGAGCAGCTGCGTCAGTCGTCGGAAGATCAGCGCACTGCCGCTGAGCTGTCGATCCGTCAGAAGATGAACGACTCTGACAACCAAACGGCAATGAATCTCGCCCAGCTTGAGATTATCTCGGGCGAGAAGTTTTCTGTGAGCACCGGCACAGGGATCAATCCCGGTTCTTGATGAAGGAGAGTTGTAATGACTGACAAGCCGACCACTGGGACTGTGTCCCTTGATAACCCCGAAGTGAAGCAGAAGCACCGCCTTGCAGCGGGGCTGAAGGTCGACGGGCAGAACCTTCCGAAGCCGCCGAAATACTCGAAGCCTAATCCGTGAACTTCGAAACACAACTTCTGGACCGGCTCAAGGCAGCACAAAGAGACTTTGCTCTCGATGCCTTGAGCCGACCGCAAGAACGCAATGCTTTTGAGTATGGGTATCGCGTTGGTCTGGTTGCCGGTTACGAGGCAGCCATCAACATACTTTTGCAGTTAACCAATGAGGAGAAATATGGAGAACGAGACCTTTGAGAACGCCATTGCAGAGGCCTTTCCGCCAGTATGTCCTGGTATTCGGCCTTTCGGTAGCCGCGTTCTGGTGCAAATCCGCACTCCAAAAAAGAAGTCTAAGTTCGGTATTCACTTTGCCGAAGAGACTAGAGACACTGAAAAGTGGAACACTCAAGTTGCCAAAGTTATTTCCATGGGTCCGGGTGCGTTCAAAAACCGGACAACTTTGGCGAACTGGCCAGAGGGCGATTGGTGTTCGCCGGGGCAATTTGTTCGTGTCCCCAAGTATGGCGGCGACAGATGGGAAGTTGCCATCAATAGCGACGACAGCGCCATGTTCGTGATCTTCAATGATCTTGACCTTCTCGGCGATGTAATCGGCGACCCGATTGCAGTGAAAGCATTCATCTGACAAGGAGATGACTAATGGCTAATGTAATGAAAGAAGACGACGAGGATAAGAAGCCCCTCGCTGAAGAGTTCGTAATTGTTGAAGAGGATCCGGATGATGATCCCGATGATGGCGATGAGCGAGTTGCTCGGGGCTCAGGCGACGATAACGAGAGCGAGCGTGAAGCTATTCGCGAACGCCGCCGCCAAGAAAAGCAAGAGCGCAAAGACCGGCGAGGGAAGGCGATCAGCAGGGATAAGCTGGAGCTGGATTTCCTTCGCAAGAGGAATGACGATCTTGAGCGCAGGTTCACTGTTCACGAACAGCGTTTCCAGCAGATCGACATGGGCCAGATCGACGCCCGCATCAACAAGGCCAAGAACGACGCCGAACTTGCGGAACGTGTAATCGCAAAGGCAGTCGATTCCGGCAACGGGACTGACGTCACGCAGGCGATGCGCTACCGCGATCAGGCTATGATGACGATGAACCAGCTCCTTGCTGCCAAGCAGGAGACTAATCGCCCTCAGCCTAATATGCCTAAAGTTGATGATTTAACAATGCACTACGCGAAAGAGTTCATCCAAGACAACCCTTGGTATGACGCGCAGGGCAGGGACGAGAGTTCAGCGATCGTCTTGGCGATTGACCAATCCTTGGCCAAAGAAGGCCTGAACCCTCAGACGGAAGAGTATTGGGACGAGCTTCGTTCGCGAGCTGCTCGTCGCCTCCCGGAGAAGTTTGGGAACTCAAAGTCGAGCCAGAGGTCTGATCGCCAGCCGCGAGGCGGGCCAGCCGTTGGATCTGGGCGAGAGCACGCTCCCGCGACAACCCGCAACGAGGTTTACATCAATCCTGACCGTAAGCAGGCCTTGATTGATGCGGGCGTCTGGGACGATCCGACCCTCCGTATGCGGTATGTCAAGAAGTATGCCGAGTACGACCGGAACAACAAACAATAAAACACTTTCTTTTTCCCCATGAAGACTGCATAATGTCTTCAATCGCTGTAAGGAGCGGGATATGAACGACGAACTTTTTAAGAAATCTGCTGCAAGTGGCCGCGAGAACCGCAACGAGGGTCTCAGGCAACAAGACGGAATTCGCGAGAGCCGCAAGATGGCCGATAGGGCCGTTACGGAAAATCGAGCGATTTCTGATGACGAGCGGGTTGCTATGTTCCGTCAACAGTTCTTTCAGTCCTCTCTACCGGACTTGCCTCAAATGCCCGGCTGGCACTGTTGCTGGCTTACTACGACTAATCCTCGTGATTCCATCCAGACGCGCATTCGTCTGGGCTACGAGCCCGTCAAGCCAGAAGACGTTCCTGGCTGGGAATATGCCACCCTCAAGACTGGGGACTGGCAGGGCTTCATCGGGGTTAATGAGATGCTGGCCTTTAAGCTTCCGATGTCCTTGTACGAAAAGTACATGACTGAGGCGCACCACGATGCGCCTATGCGGGAAGAGGAAAAACTCACGGATACTGCAGAGTTCCTTGAGCAGCAGGCCAAGTCCTCAAAGTCGCGGTTGACCCTGGGTGATGGCAATATGGAGATTGGGCAACGCCGGGATGCGATCTTTGATCTCTCCTGATCACCCTCTTTAACCAATAGGAGCTACTATGTCCTCGACTAGCGCACCTTTTGGCTTTCGAGCCTCTTACCACAACAGTGGTCAGATTCGACCGAAGGCCTACACCATCACGAGCACATATGCCGCGAACATCTTCTCCGGTGATCCGGTGAAGCTGACCGACAACGGCGTTATCCAGCTCGGAACCTCTGACGGCACCCGCTCGGGCACCGTTGACGGCATCTCCCTGCTGGGCATCTTCGCTGGCTGCCAGTATCTTGATTCTTCTGGCAAGCCGACGATCAGCCCCTTCTGGCCGTCGGGCGCTACAGGCACTGAGATCGTTGCTTGGGTCTACGATGACCCGGAGACGCTCTTTGATGTCCAGTACAACAACCCCGGCACGCCTGGCACCACGACGGTTCAGACCGCTGTGGGCGAAGAATGCGACTGGACTGTTGCTTCTCCCGGTGGTTCGACTGCTACGGGTCTTTCGAACACCCTGCTGACCGCGATTCAGGCGACCTCTGGCCAGTTCCAGATCACCGGCTTTGCGTACAACATCAATGACTCGCTCACCGACGCTTATGTAGTGGCAACTGTTCGTATCAACGAGCATCACTACAAGGCGGCTGTCAACTCTGTTTAAGGGAGGCTTAAACTATGGCTACTCCTATGCGTAGTACTGACTTCCGGTCAGTTGTTGAGCCCATCCTGAACGAAGTTTTTGATGGTGTTTATGATCAGCGTGCTGACGAATGGAAGATGGTCTTCCGTGAGCAGAAGGGCATTCCGCGCAACTACCACGAAGAGCCTGTGCTCTATGGTTTTGGCGCTGCGCCTGAGCTGCCCGACGGTATGGCTGTTAGCTATCAGTCCGGCGGCGTGCTGTTCCTGCAGCGTTACCTCTACAAGGTCTACGGTCTTGCGTTCTCGCTGACCAAGGTCCTCGTGGAAGACGGCGATCACATTCGTATCGGCCAGACCTATGCCAAGCACTTGGCTCAGTCTCTGATCGAGACGAAGGAGACGCTCTCGGCGAACATCCTCAACCGTGCGTTTAACTCTGCGTACGTGGGCGGCGACGGCGTTTCTCTTAACAACGCCAGCCACCCGATCGTCAGCGGCACTTTCAGCAATGTGCTCAGCACACCGGCTGCATTGTCGCAGACATCGCTTGAGCAGATGCTCATCCAGATCCGCAACGCTGTTGACAACAACGGCAAGCGTATCCGTCTGACGCCGACGCAGATCGTGACTGGTCCGTCGAACGTGTTCCAGGCTGAAGTGCTCCTCAAGAGCGTTCTCCGCACTGGCACCGCCGACAACGACATCAACCCCGTCAAGTCGATGGGTCTGCTGTCGAAGGGTCAGGCCAACCTTTCCCGTATCACGTCTTCCACCGCTTGGTGGGTGCAGACGGATGCTCCGGAAGGCTTGAAGCTGATGATGCGTCGCGGCCTCGACAAGTCCATGGAAGGCGATTTCGAAACCGACTCCATGCGCTACAAGGCTACCGAGCGTTACACGGTTGGCTGGACCGACCCGCGTGGCATCTACGGCACCGCTGGCGTCTAAGCTAGCAACCCTGCTCGGCTCTCCTCCCCGAGCCGAGCAGGGGACTACCGGGCTTCCCGGTGCAACAGACAGTCCCGGCTGACGACATGCAGACTGTTGCGCTTATCTCGCATGTGAGGATTTGAACATGGCTTCAACAACATTCTCTGGTCCAGTTACCTCGACCAACGGCTTCATCGGTGCGCTCACGGGCAACGTGACAGGCAACGTGACAGGCAACATAACGGGCAACGTCGCCGGAACGGGCCGTATAACGCACGCTACGACATCCGCAATCAACGCCACTGCAACAGCTACCGCAGCTGAGGTAGCAACCGGCTACATCACCTCTACTTCTGCCGCACCGACCACCATCACGCTTCCCACAGGCACCCTGCTTGGTGCAGCACTGGGCGCAGCTAGAGGCACAGTTTTCGACCTGTACATTGACAACACTGCTGGCGCCAGCACAGTGACCATTGCGGTTGCCGTGAACGGTATCTTGTCTAGCGGCGCGGCTGACACCCCCGGCAGCTTTGGTGACTTAACTGTCGCCTCTGGTGTAACAGGTCTGGCGCGTTACACTCTCATGTTCTCCAGCGCAACGGCTTACGTGTTCACACGTACTGCCTAATTAATGAGGGCTTCGGCCCTCATTTTCACAGGAGGGCCACATGGCTGACAATGTAACATCACAGACAATCCTTGATGGCGAACGTCTCGTCATCCAGAAGTTCACGAACATCTCTGACGGAACCGGCGAAACTGCTGTCGTCAAGGTGGACGTCTCGACATTGAGCCCGAACTCATTCGGGCTTGCTTGCACCGGCGTCAAGATCAACAAGATATGGATGTCCGCGCACGGTATGGAAGTCCGTGTTTTTTGGGTGGCAACCACCAACCTCTTGGCGTGGTTAATCCCGGCCAACGGGCCGTACTTGATGGATTTTTCGTCGTTCGGCGGCATATCCAATAATACGGGTACTGGCCGAACGGGCGACATTGCGTTCACAACGCATGACCATTCTGCTGGCGACACCTACACCATCGTTCTTGAGTGCATCAAAACTTATGCAACCGCTTGAGGTAAGGTCATGACCGTAGGAAAAGTTAAAGATTTCACCTTTACTTCCGACAAAGGCGCCGGGATGAAGGATGGCGGCAAGTACCCCAGCCGCAAGGCGATGGTCAAGCGTGAATCCATGGAAACACCGCGCATGAAGCGCGAGGAAATGGTTAAGCGCCAGACTGTTAAGGCTCCCGCAGCCCCTATGGGTATGCTCCGCAATCGTGGAGCTCTTGGGGTTATGGCCAACAAGAACCCCGGCGAAACGATGCGGAACACCGCACCGGCGTTGCCGAATGAGATGACGATGATGAAGCATGGCGGCCCTGCAAAGATGAACATGGGCGGCAAAATGATGAAGGATGACGGCTATTCAAAAATGAAGCATGGTGGTGAGACAAAAATGAACATGGGCGGCCAGATGACTAAGAAGTCTCGCGGTGGCGTTCCTGCTCATTCTTCCAAGCCGATGATTACGCGGAAAGCTACGGGTGGCATGGCTAAGGGAAGCTGCTAAACTCTTAATGATCCGGGTTTGCTGAATCAGCTGCCACCATCAATCCCAACCCGGAGTCAGCATGGCCTATTCTGGCAGTATCGGTAGTACGACGTTTAACGCGCTGAAGGTGGTTGACCACGCCTTCAGGCGCTGTCGTTTACCGGCTCAAGCAATCACAGCCGAGATGCAATCCTATGCGCTCGATTCTCTGTATTTGCTCCTGTCAGAAATGGCGAACATCAAAACTCCGAGTTGGTGCATTGAGAAGCTGATCCTTCCGATGTACCAAAACCAGCCGGTCGTAGAGCTGCCTGTTGGTACGGTCGACGTTCTGAACCTCAACTACCGGACGCTCCAGCCTGTGACTGGGACAGTTGTCTCAACATCAACAGTCTACACAGTTTCTTTCTCTTCTCAGACGGTGGTCGATACCGTTGGAATTGAATGGTCGGCAGCTTCTGTCCCAGTCACCTTCCAGGTCAGCACCAATGGGACTGTCTGGGTTACGGTTGGGACTTCGTCTGTCGTCGCGGCAGCTGGCGAGATTACTTGGACTGACATCTCTGGCGCTCTCGCCTATCCTTACTTCCGCATTACATCGACCAGCCCGATCAATTATGCAGTGATCTCCCTCGGCAACATGCCCAACGAGATCCCTCTCGGGCAGTTGAACCGAGACAACTACGTCAACCAAAGCAACAAGGTTTTCCCCGGTCGCCCGAGCAATTTCTACTACCAGAGGGACCTGCCGGTTCCGGTTGTCTACATATGGCCAGCGCCTTTCCCTGCGGCTGAACAAGCCCAGCTGATCCTGTGGCGCCACCGTCAAATAATGGACACCCAGAACCTTCAGCAGGATGTTGAGGTTCCGCAACGCTGGCTTCAGGCGATCGTCGACGGTCTAGCCTCAAAAGTTGCTGCGGAAACTGCCGCTGTTGACATCAACCTAATTCCTGTCCTTGAGCAGCGCCAAGCCATCAGCATGCAGCGCGCATGGGACGGGGATAATGACGGCTCGCCAATTCAGATTAACCCTGGAATTGGAGTTTATACCCGATGAGCAATGCTTTATATCTTGATCCGACAGGCCAATCGACCTATGGCATCGGGATATGTGCGCGTTGCTCTCGCAAGATGTTCCTGTCCGCACTTTCGCCTGATCCGAACTATCCGGGTTTAATGGTTTGCGAGGCAGATAAAGACCAGTACGATCCATACAGGCTTGCTCCTCGGGCTCCGGATCAGATTGTTCTTCCGTTCGTTCGGCCTGACACTCCGATAAACACGCACCCGGCTGGGTTGATTCAAGAAGCTGGAGATGAGTTTATTATTACCGAAGATGGCAACGGGTATCTGGAGTTTTAAATGGTTGACGTCCCCAGCAATCTAATACCGACACGCCTGACCCAGCTGCCCATCGCTCCGGTTGCGGACGAAAACAGCTTGATGATGATTGTCTACCAGGGCAACAATTATCAAATCCGTGTCGGTGATCTGTTGTCCGTTGCTGGCGTCCCGACCAGCACTCAGGTGATCGCTGGAACGGGCATGACGGGCGGCGGTCAGCTGACTGGCAATGTCACCCTCAGCATCGCGAACGGCGGCGTTGGCTCGTCGCAGCTTGCCTCTAGCGGTGTGACGCCCGGCACATACGGGACTGCAACTGACATCCCGGTTTTCACGGTTGACTCGACTGGCCGAGTGATGGCCGCGACGTCTATACCGGCAACCATATCTGGCTACGTCCCGACCACGACCCAAGTCATCGCTGGAACTGGCCTGAGTGGCGGCGGGGCGTTAAACGCCAACGTCACCCTGACGGCCAACTTGTCTAGTGCGACGCCGCAGTCTGGATTCCAAACAGGATCCGCTGGTTCATCGACCAATATCTCCCGCGCCGACCACAAGCATCCTGCAGTCAATCTGGCATTAGATGACGAAGTCGATGGGATATTGGGCCTAAGCAACGGCGGCACTGCTCGCAGTCTCGTCGCCGCTGCGGGAGCTATTGTCTGGTCCGGCGCTGACGGCTTGTACATCGGACCTGTTGGGCTTGCTGGCCAAGTGCTGGTCTCAGGTGGCGCTGGGGCGCCTACATGGGGCTCTGCGCTGTTGGTTGTGGACCAGCCCGCCAATGTGGTCTACGCCGGTCCTGCGGCGGGTGCTGCGGCTCCCACAGCTTTCCGCTCCTTAGTAAATGCAGACCTGCCAGCTTCGGGCGTTGCTGCGAATACCTATGGGTCTTCCACTGCTATCCCCGTGATCACGGTAAATGCCAAGGGTGTGATTACCAGCGCGACGACTGCAAGTTTCACTGGCGGTTTGTCGTACCAAGGATCTTGGAACGCATCGACCAACACACCTACGCTGGTTTCTAGCACGGGTGTTAACGGCTACTACTACATTGTCTCCGTTGCTGGCTCGACCAATCTGGATGGCGTGACTGACTGGCAAGTCGGTGACTGGGCGATCTTCAACGGCGCCACATGGCAGAAGATCGACCAGACCAACTTGGTCAGCTCTGTTAACGGTCAGGTCGGTGTCGTCAGCATCGCTTACGCAGACCTAGCTGGTGCTATTCCTACATGGAACCAGAACACCACAGGCACTGCGGCAGGGCTGTCTTCAACTCTGGCTATTGCCTCTGGAGGCACCGGCCAGACAACAGCAGGTACAGCGTTTAACGCTTTGTCGCCTATCACCACAACTGGCGACCTGATCCTCGGCAACGGAACAAACAGCGCCACTCGATTGGGTATTGGCTCCAACGGTTACTTGCTGACGTCTGACGGTACGACAGCGTCATGGGCGGCTGCTCCTGCGGCGGGTGTGACCTCTTTCAGCGCAGGCACAACAGGCTTCACACCTAGCACAGGCACAACGGGTGCGGTCACTTTGAGTGGCACGTTGGGTGTGGCGAACGGCGGCACGGGTGCGACAACTTTAACAGGCTATGTTAAGGGCACTGGTACATCTGCGCTGACAGCTTCTTCGACTATCCCCAACACCGACATTACGGGTTTGGGGACAATGTCCACGCAGAATGCAACTTCTGTGGCCGTGACGGGTGGAACAATCAACGGAACGACTGTCGGTGCTACGACAGCAGCGGCTGGAACATTTACAGATTTGACTGTAAACGATAACTCGACGCTTGGCAGCAGTAACGCTGACACAATAAATTTTGTAGGTCGTGTCAATTCAGAATTTACGCCTGCGACAGATAACACTTATGACCTTGGCAGAACAGGACATGAATGGCGTGATTTGTTCATTGACGGAACAGCCAACATCGACAGCCTAATTGCTGACACAGCCGATATAAACGCTGGCACGATTGATGGCACGGTAATTGGCGGTGCCTCTGCTGCGGCTGGCACATTTACGACTGTAGTCGCCACAAGCGGTATCTCTGGGGGAACATTCTGATGATTGAGGAACTGATCGACAAGACCTTCAAACTTCGTGACGCAACTCATATTGCGCATTGGAAGACAAAATCTTATTCTGAGCACAAGGCTCTGGGTAAGTATTATGAGGGCGTCGTTGGCGGCCTAGACAAGCTGGTCGAAGCCTATCAAGGCGTGTTCGGCATTGTCGAGGAAGTGGAGAACGAGGCAGAAGATATTGTTGCCCAGATCAAAGATCAGATACTGTGGCTGAACGAAAACCGGGATAAGATTGCAGGGAACATTCCTGCTCTTGAGAACATAGTTGACGAGCTGACGGCTCTTCACATGAAGACGCTCTACAAACTTGAAAATCTGAGGTAGGATTATGGCACAGTCAGGATTTACTCCAATCCAGCTCTATCGCACGACGACAGCCGCAGCTGTGCCTTTGGCCGCTGATCTTGCGCAAGGTGAGCTTGCGATCAACATCAACGACGCGGATATGGCTCTGTACGCTGAGAACGCATCGGGCACCGTCAAGCGTCTGATCAACAACCCAGCGGGGCTGAAGTATCCGACAGCTGACGGAACCGCGAATCAGATCATCAAAACTGACGGCTCTGGAAATCTATCTTTCGTAACTGCTTCTAGCGGTGCAACCAAAGGCCAGGCAGTCGCTTTCTCTATCATCTTCGGTTTGTAAGGAGCTGTCATGGCCAACCCAAACATTGTTAACGTAACATCCATCCTCGGCACAACCACCTACCTGACGCCTAGCGGCACGACAGCCGTCGTCCTGTTGCCTAATGCGGCTGCATCTGGCACGGTCTTCAAGATCAACCAGATCGTTGCGGCTAACGTCAACGGCACATCTGCGGTGGACACCACAGTGTCGATCTACAGCAACGGCGCTGTTGCTCAGGGCTCGGCTCCTGCTGGCGGCACAGCATACCCAGTTGTCTCGACGGTATCGGTTCCGGCTGACGCATCGCTGATCGTGACCGACAAGACGACCGCCATCTATTTGATGGAAGGCACGTCGATCACGGTCACCAGCGGCACGGCGTCTGGCATCACCTACACGATCAGCTACGAAGTCATCACCTCGTAAGGAATTATCATGTCCAGACGTTATAAGGGTGGCGTGATTAGCGCGACTGCGCCCGTTCCAACGGGGCCGTACGCAAACGGCACGGCGAATGGAATTTGGACACTGACGCAGCAAATGCAGTCCACCGCTGCGGGAACGTGGCCGACAGCAGGCAATTTCCCCTATTGGATTGGAATATTGAGAGGGGCCGTAAATGAATTAGGCTACTCCGTAGCTGTTGACAGCGTTAGCAATGTTTATCTTTGCGGGTGGTCAAATTCTAGTGGAACAACTGACTTTCAAATAGCCAAATATAATACTTCTGGCGTCATTCAATGGCAAAGAAAACTTGGCGGCTCCAATCTCAATCAAGGGTATTCTGTTGCTGTCGATAGTTCCGGTAATGTCTATGTTTGTGGCCGCCACGTTGTTATTGGTGTGGATTACGCCTTTCAAATAGCTAAATACGACACCTCGGGGGCAATTCAGTGGCAACGCAAACTGTTAGGAGGGACTAGCACTGAAGCATATTCTATTTCTGTAGACAGCTCTGGAAATCTCTATGTTTGCGGGTCTTCAAACGCCAGTGGTTCAAATGACTTCCAAATAGCCAAGTATAATACTTCTGGTACCATTCAATGGCAACGCAGGCTTAGTTCTGCATCAAATGATTTTGGTTATTCTGTAGCTTTAGACAGTTCTGCAAATGTTTATGTCTGCGGATCGTCAGCCGACGGCGGAACAACAACTTTCCAAATAGCTAAATACAATACTTCTGGCACTATCCAGTGGCAACGTAGCCTCAGTAGCGCCGCAGGTGATGTTGGTTTTTCTGTAGCGGTTGACAGCTCTGGTAATGTTTATGTTTGCGGGTATTCGAGTATTGGCAGCATTTCACAAGACCTGCAAATAGCCAAGTATAACACTTCTGGCACCATTCAATGGCAACGCAGGCTACACGCCGGAGGGAGCGAAATTGGTTATTCAATAGCCGTTGATAGCTCTGCAAATGTTTATGTCTGCGGCGTAGCCGACGCCAGCGGCTCAAATGATTTCCAGATAGCTAAGTATAACACTTCTGGCACGATCCAGTGGCAACGCAGGCTTGGCTCAACATCAACCGACATAGGACGTTCCATAGCCGTTGATAGTGCGGGCGCTGTTTATGTTTGTGGACAATCAAATGCCGTTGGAACAAATGATTTCCTGTTTGCAAGACTTCCCGGAGATGGTTCTCTGACGGGGACTTACACGGTTGATGGGGCTTCATTTACCTATGCTGCCTCAACGCTAACCGACGCCGCAACATCTTTAACAAGCGCCACATCTAGCCTTACAGATGCGGCCTCTACCCTCACAGACTCCGCATCTACCCTCACAGATGCAGCTACAACCCTTACATCTTCGGTGACGACGATATGACCGCGTACATCAAGCTATCCACCAATGAGTACCCGCGCCACGCTGGCGACATTGCCCTTGACCCGGCAGGTGAGTACGCCGTTGTTCAGTGGACAGACCCGCCGGAGTTTGACCGTGCAACGCAACGCTGTGGCGAGGGCGCTCCGGTAAATGACGGCGGTACGTGGCGCATGACGTGGGTTGTGCGTCAGGCTACACAAGCTGAGATTGACGAGGCTAACAAGCCGTTTGACCCAATGAACTTGAGGTAGCACCGTGAGCACGAGATACCCCGGCGGCATCATCACGAAGACCCCTGTTGTTCCTGCGGGACCGTATGAGAACGGCACAGCTCCCGGCATATGGACGCTCGACCAGCAGCTACAGGCCGCGAAGGCTGGCATATGGCCGTTGGCGGGGAATGTTCCAAACTTCATTGAAGACGTGTTCTCGACGTACCTGTACACGGGCAACGGCTCCACGCAGACGATCACCAATGGGGTTAACTTGTCCGCCAATGGGGGTTTGGTTTGGATGAAGGGCCGGACCTCCGAGTTTGGAACATCAAATCATTGGCTACAGGATACTGTCCGTGGCGTTAACAGCGTTGTTTTTTCAAATTCTTCAAACGCCGCAATAAATCCTGCTGGGACGGCCGTATCTGCGTTTAATACGACAGGTTTTTCTCTTGGGTCAAACGGGAACGTAAACAACCTGAACGATACTATGGTTTCTTGGACCTTCCGCGAGCAGCCGAAATTTTTTGATATTGTGACGTATACTGGCACGGGTTCTAACGCTACAATCTCACACAATTTAGGTTCAGAACCGGGTTGCATCATTGTAAAACGCACAGATGCCGTGGCTAGTTGGTATGTTTACCATAGAGGGCTGTCTGGAATAGGTAATAAATACATAATATTGAACAGCACCGCTGCGGAAGACACAGGTTTCTTTTGGACGCCAACAAGTACGACCTTTAATGTTAGCTCTACGCTGGGGTTGACCGCTAATGGCGGCACCTACGTCGCCTACCTATTTGCTCACAACGCAGGAGGCTTCGGCCTGACCGGCACGGACAATGTGATTTCGTGTGGGAGCTATGTGGGTACTGGCGTAAATCCGGGGCCAGCTATAAATTTAGGATATGAGCCGCAATTTATTATAGTCAAAAATACTACTTCGGCAGTTGATTGGTTTATGTACGACACAATGCGTGGAATGCCAGTGTCAGATGTAAATACGGGAAGCACAAAATTGTTGCGTCCAAATACATCAGCCGCAGAACAGGGCGGAAACACCATCAGCCCGACTGCGACAGGCTTTCAAATTAATACAACTGCGGCTGGAGCTAACACTACTAGCGACACCTACATCTACATCGCCATCCGCCGTGGCCCGATGAAGGTGCCGACTGATGCGACGAAGGTGTTTAGTCCTGTTGCCCAGACTACTACTGCACCAACTACAGTTACAACTAATTTCCCTGTTGATATGGAATGGTGGAGAAATGGTAGATCGACAGCGGGAAGAACAAACTATTCATTTGATAGATTGCGTGGTGGGACGCAACAGCTTCGTTTAAACTCAACAGTTGCCGAACAGACTGATGTGGCGCCATATATTAACTATTTCGACTCAAATGTAGCGTTTGTGGAAAACTTTGCCAGCGCGGGTCAAGATGCTATCTTTTGGTCTTTTCGCCGTGCCCCCGGCTTTTTCGATGAGTTTTGCTATACTGGGACTGGTAGCACCAACCTTCAAACCCACAATCTTGGAGTAACGCCGGAGTTATTGATTATCAGATCAAGAAGTCAAAGTGGCACATATGGGGGGTACTGGCAGGTTCTTTCAAAAGTCGGGTCTAACTATCGCTCTGTTTATTTAAACACGACAGACGGCTCTCAAGGAGACTTTGCAATTTCTTCAATAGCGACACCAACAACAGTAAACATTCAGTATATAGGTTCAAACATCATAACTGCTCTCAATGTGTCTGCCGCCACGTGCGTTGCCTATCTCTTTGCCACAGTTGCAGGTGTATCTAAAGTTGGCTCATACACCGGCACTGGCTCAACGCAAACCATCAACTGTGGGTTTACGGCTGGCTCAAGGTTTGTGATGATTAAGCGCGCCGACTCTTCGGGCTCTACAGGTGACTGGTACGTCTGGGACAGCGCACGCGGCATAGTTGCTGGCAATGATCCATATCTGTGGCTCAACAGCACGGCTGCGGAAGTCACCAATACCGACTACGTTGACACGGCTGCATCTGGCTTTGAAATCAGCTCCACGGCTCCCGCTGCAATCAATGCTAACGGCGGCACATTTATCTTCTTGGCAATCGCGTAAGGAACACGATCATGACCATCCGCATCCGCTCCACAGGCCAGTTAATGCAGGACAGCGAGTTCCGTATGCTGCTGAAGTCCGCAGCCAACGCAGCTTGGAAAGCCCCTGTTCTTACGCAGGAAATCCTTGATATTATTGGCGCTGATCCTGTGTTTGAAGGACCGCAAGCCTCCGGCGGTACGGTCTACCAGTACAGCCAGTATGACGGCATCGAGCAGATCGAGGGCAAGTGGTTCACCAAGTACATCCTTGGCCCGGTGTTCACGGACACCACACAAGATGGCGTCACCACAACTGCTGCCGAGGCAGAGGCTGCGTACAAAGTCGCCAAGGACGCAGAACAAGCCGCCTCCGTCCGCACCAGCCGCAACGACAAGCTGGCAGAGTGCGACTGGACGCAGATTGCTGACAGCACAGCTGACAAACCCGCATGGGCTACCTACCGTCAGGCTCTGCGTGATGTTACAGTGCAAGAAGGGTTCCCTTGGAACGTGACATGGCCGGAGGCACCGTGAAATGACTGGACCAGATGAAACGATCAAGCACGTCGCGGATGCCGCCTCCGTCATCACGGTCATAGGGACATTAACAAACGTGCTTCCACACGCAGCGGCGCTGTTCACGATCATCTGGACCAGCATACGGATTTACGAGACTGACACTGTGCAGCGGTGGTTGGGAAAGAAGCAGGGGTAAGGTAATGACATGGACCCTGCTACAATCGCGCTTGTCTTTGGAGCAGCCAAGACTGCCTTCAACGCAGTTCAGCAGGGCATTAAGTTCGGCAAAGACATCAACTCAATGTGCGGCGATGTCGCGAAATTGTATGGGTCGGTCGCTAAACTAACTCAGGCCAGCAAGACACCGCCGAGGCCTAGACTATTTAGTAAAACGACTGCCGAAGAAATTGCCCTTGATACCGTCATGAAGCGGAAGCAAGCGGCAGAGATGGCGGAGAAGGTAAAGAACGACTTTATATCTATTTACGGAGTACGGGGTTGGGAGGAAGTTCTTAAAGAGGTCATTCGCGTGCGGAAGCAACAGAGACAGCTTGAAGAACAGAAAGCTCGTGAAGCCCAGCGAATGCGGGACGACTTGGTTCAACTGGGGCTAGTTGTGTTGGCAGCGTTAACGATCATGGCAGGATTACTTATCCTAGCAGTTTGGATGGCATAATGGCAAAACTTCCTGCTAAAAAGGTATTGGCAAAGAAGCCGTTGGCAAAGAAGCCAGCCGCTCGCAGGAAGCCTGTCGCTAAGATTCCAGAAGTCGTTGTCGCGCCTCCCAAGCCTCCCGGTGGGCCGATCGACAAGGCGCTTGATCTCGTAAAGTGGATCGACAGCCCGTTTAAGCTGGCAACAGTTATTGGTCTGGGCGTCTTTGGTCTGGCTGGCTACATCATCTACGAACAGCAGGACAAGCTTGTCGGATCAATGCTCAGTCGCGACACCATGCCAGTGTTGGCGGACGACCAGCACATAGCGGGTGCAGGTGGTCTACTAATGCGCGATCTCAGGGCTGAAGCCGTAATGATCCATTCAGTTGACCTTGGCAAGAACGCGCGCACAACGAAAGTTGTTCTGTCAGCGGATGGCAGATATTTGCCGTTAGAGGGGCGCAAGGGTGCGTTCTTTTCAGGATCACCAGCCAGGAACCGTGCGGCAATAGCGATGCTGAACGGCGAGATAGCCTGTGAGCCGTTTGAGGCGTCGTCGGATCTCGGTGAATGGCTGCTAAGTCGCAACGTGACTTACCTGTGCCGGGGATCTGCACCACCTGACGCAGGCCATATGGTTGGGTATGTTGCCGTTGCTTTCAAACAACCGCCGCGTGATATAATTGCTGTGAAAGCCCGAATTAACCAAACTGCGCGTGAGATCGCGAAATAGGGAGAGTTGAAATGAAGATGTCAGCAGCCGGACTTGCCACGGTGAAAGAGTTTGAGGGTCTTAGACTAAAGGCATATAAATGCCCGGCATCGGTTTGGACCATTGGCTACGGCCATACAACTGCCGCAGGCGCTCCAATCGTTAACCCTGATCTTGTGATTACCAAGGACGAAGCTGAAGAAGTCCTTGCGCGGGATATGGAGCAGTACGAAGAGGGCGTCCGCAAGTACGTCAAGGTCGATCTGACACAGGGCCAGTTTGATGCTCTGGTTGACTTTGCTTACAATGCTGGCGTGGGCGCTCTGCAAAAGTCTACGCTGTTGAAGAAGGTGAACGCTGAGAAGTTTGACGAGGTTCCTGCCGAGTTTATGAAGTGGACCAAGGGCGGCGGCAAAGAATTGCCGGGTCTGGTTCGCCGCAGGAGAGCAGAGGTCAAGTTGTGGCGCGGCCTTGATACCGAGAAGCCGATCTCTGTAGACGAGGCCCGTGCAGAACCGGATCAGCCCAAGGCCCGCAAATCAATTACCCAGTCGAAGGAAGCCAACGCCGCTGTGGCGGCTGGCGGGTTGGGCACGATTGCGGTCGTTCAAGAAGTCATGCCAATGGTCCGTGAGGGTGGCGATTTGCTCGGGTCCTTGAGCCCGACGATCCTAATCCTCTTTGTGATTATCGCAGCGGCTGGTGCGGTTTGGTTTTTCCGGAAACAGAGGCTTGACGAGGATGGTGCATGATCACCTTACTGTTTAGCCCGATCGGGCGGTACATTGCCATCGGGGGCGTCATTCTCGCCGCCCTCTTTGGCATCTATCTCAAAATCAGGGCCGACGCCGTCGAAGACATGAAGGCAAAGGCCCAGGCTGACATTATTGAGAGGACCAAAGATGCGCTGGATGCTGCTAATTCCGTCAACCTTGATCCTGAACGGCTGCGCGAATCTGACGGGCATCGTCGGGACTGAGAACACCAACACCAAGGTTTGCGCTGTTTGGCGGGATGTTTCGTGGTCTAAAAAGGACACGAACCCGACAATCGGCGAGATCAAAGTAAA